GACCTCCCGGACGGCCGGCCAGGCCAGCTCGAGGGAGGAGACCCGGTAGTTCCCGGCCGCGTCCATCAGGTCGAGGGACTGGGCCACGTTCCCGGAGCCGTCCAGGAGCTCCAGCCGGAGCGTCGAAGGCGAGGGGCAGTAGGCGACCACTACGAGAGCCTCTGGCCCGAGCGCATGGCGAATTCGAGCTTCTTGGCGATCATGTCGACGTCGGTGGCCGAGTTGAAGGTCGAGCCGTTAATCGCCACCAGCGGGCCCGGGCCGCCGCCCCCGGCCGGGGTCACGACCTCGCCGGCGTGGGCGTAGATCAGTCCCTCCCCGGTGATAAGGCCGCCCTCCGCCAGGTGGGGTATCTGCGGGACGCCGATGGTCTCGCCGCCGATATGGATGGGTCCGACGTGGATCTCGGGCGTCTTGAACTGCAAGGAATTCCAGCCGTCGATCAGCTTGTTGATAATCGCCTTGAAGGTGTCCCAGATGAAGTCCCACATATGGGACAGGATCGACTCGATCCGGCCCGGCAGCGAGGTGAAGAAACCGACCAGGTCGTTCCATCCGTCCTTTATCCATTTCCAGACGTCGGAGGCCCACTGCTTGATGTCCTGGAAATGGGTGTAGATCAGGGCGGCCGCGATCCCGATCGGGCCGAGAATGATGCCCAGCAAATACGGCCAATTCGAGACGATCCACGACCATACGTCGTGAATAATCGCCTTGATCCCGGACCATATGGTGTCCCAGTTGCGGTAGAGGACGTAGACGATGGCGATGATGGCCGCGATGGCGGCCACGATGAGCAGCGCCGGTCCGAGCGCGGCCCAGGAGGAGGCCGCCTCGGTGTCCTCGGCCGCGCTCATCGCCTCGGTCGCCGTGCTCGCCGCCTTGGTCGTCTTGGTGAAGATGCCCATGACCGAGCCGACGCCGGCCATGATGGTGCCCGCGCCCTGCAGGGCCGGGCCGTACTTCTGGCCCAGTTTTGCCGCCGAGTCCTCCACCTCCGCCTTTAACGCCTTGATGTGGCCGGTAAAGGTATTGGCCTGGGCGGCCGCCTGGCCCTTGAGCTTCCCTCCGAGCTCGTCGAGCGCCTTGCCGTGGTTCTGGGTGGCGTCGTGCGCCTCGGTCTGGGCCTTGGTCAGCTTGGTATGGGCGTCGACCGCCTTGGCGTCGGCCGCGACCACGTTCTGCTGGGCGTCCTGCAGCTGGATCTGCTCGGCCGCGGTGAGATGGGTCTTCCCCTTCAGGAGCTCCTGGACGTCGGTCAGATGCTGGTGGGCCTTGGCCTGGGCGTCGGCCGCCGCCGCCGCCTCCCTCGTCGCCGTCTCCAGCTGCTTGTTGGCCACCGTGGCCGAGGGGACCGAGTCAACCCCGAATTGCTTCAGGAGCTTGGCCGAGCCGTTGTAGGTCCGGCCGAGTTGCTCGGCCGCGGTCGAGAGCGACTCGTGCTTGGCCGCGGCTAAGTCCGAGGCCTCGCCCAGGTACTTGAGGGCGGTGGCCGGGTCGCCGGTCGCCTGGGTCAGGATGCGGAGGGCGTCCTGGGTCTCGTTGGCGGTGTTGCCGAATTTCTCCTGGTGCTTGATGGCCGCGTCGACCTGGCCGCCGTAGTCGTCGTAGCTCTTCCCGGTCGCGGCGATGGCCGCCTGCAGCTGCTGGTGGGAGGCCTGGTCCTTCGAGCCCATGACCGACAGGGCCGCGCCCACGCCGGCCACGCCCACGCCCACCCCGGCCATCATGGGGCCGATGGACTTGCCGTGCTCGGAGACCTTGTCGAGGGCGGTCGAGATGCCGTCGATGGCTCCCGAGAAGGGACCGAGGATCTCGGGCCCGAGCGCCCCGGTTACCCCCTTGAAGGCCGAGGCCATCTTCCCGGCCGCGTTCTGGGCGTGGGTGCCGACGTCGCCGGCCGCCTTGCCGAGGGCCGACAGGTCGGCCATGAAGCGGACGACGACCGAGGGGCTATCGGCCACGGCCAGCCTTCCGGTTGGCCTCGGTTATCGCCTCGGCCTCCCGCTGCATCAGCCGGACCATGGCCGCGAACATCTCGTCGGTTAGCTCGTCAACGTCTCGGGGAAGGCAGCGGTAGTAGCGGCAGAAGCTAGCGATGCCGTCGGCGAGCCGTTCTGCGTAGGGTCCACCTCGACGAGTTCGACCTCGACGTCGTAGGCGTGGGCCCACAGGGAGCGGACGTCCCGGCCGGGATAGTCCCGCAGCAGGGCCCGGAAGGCGGTGAGCCGAAAGGGCATGGCCTGGGCCCACTCGCCGAAGGTCCCGCCCTGCATGCGGGTAATCGAGTCGATCACCCGCTGGCTCGGAGCCCGGGCCGCGAAGGCGGTCGAGACCTTCACGACGACCGGGAGCGGCTCGGTGGCGTCGGCCGGCTGGTCGACCGGGTCGGTATCAGTCATGCACTCCTCCGGGGTCGGTGGTGGTGTTCGTCCAGGGAAAAGAAGCCAGCGCGCTCGAGGCGGCCGTGCCGAAGCGGTCGGCGACCGAGCCCTGGACGTTCGTGGCCGCCGGCCAGAGATAGCGGCCTCGCGAGTCGTAGTCCCGCCGGCTCTCGTGCGGAGCCCGCCGGAGGCCGCCGAATTCGATCCAGCCGGCGTAGCGAAGCGTGCTCGACCCCATGGAGACCTCGGCCCCGGCCGCTCCGGGCTCTCGCCGGACGGTGACCGAGCCGGCCAGCCGGCCGGTGACCTGGGGGACGGCCGAGCGGGCTACCGCGGCCACCGGCTGGCCGATGGCGCCGTCGGCCGCTAAGGCCACGGCCGCTCCGAGCGGCCCGGTCGGGCTGGCCAGTTTCTGCATGTCCCGGCCGAGGGCGTCGAAGCCGACGACGACCTCGCCCGCCACTAGGGATGCTTCCCGGCGACGTAGGCCGAGCCGTTCCAGTTAGCGGCCGTGAGGTCGCCCAGGATGACGTACTGGCCGGGACTCCAGTTGGTCACCGGGCTGGCGGTAATCCCGGTCATGGCGGCCAGGTTGGCCGGCGAGTTGGCTCCCGAGGGCGTGAAGTAACCGGGCACGCCGGCCACCGCCCCGGTCGCCGCGACCGAGCCGGTGTCGATCGTCGGAGGCCCGGTGAGCGCCCAGTCCACCACGATCTCGGAGGCCGCCCCGGCGTCGCCCACCATGAGCGGCGTCGGTTGCGGCACGGCGTAGCCCGAGATCTGGGGATTGTTGGGCGAGGTGACCTGGGCCGCGTAGGGCCGGGCCTTCCAGTTGACCGGCTGGCCCGAGGCCTGGTAGTTGGCGTACGCCTGGGACAGGACCGAGTAGACCGAGCCGGCGGTGAAGTCCTGGTAGAAGGTCACCCGCAGGTGCCATTTCACCACCCCGGGGTAATCCGTTTCGGCACAAAAGGTCGTTACCGTCACCAATTTCACCTCGGGGAAGGCCGCCTCCAGGTGCTTGACGGTGCAGCGGAGGTTCACGCCCGCCATCTCGAAGTAGGCGGCGTTGAGGATCAGCGGATTGGTGGCCGGCGGCGTCGGGTCGCCGGTCGCTAACAGCTCGGGACCGGGCGGCGGCGGTGGCGGTCCCTCGAGGACGTCGGTATCGGTCATGGCCTTCCTTTCACATCCAGACGGTCAAGATGAGCTCGACGAGCAGCAACTGCGTCCCGCCCGCCCCGGTCAGGTTCCGCCAGCCCCGCTCCTCGGTGGGCGTCGCCTGGGCCACCGTCCCGCCGAGGGTCGGGTCGGCCGCGATGGCCGCGATGACCGCGCCCTTGAGCGAGTCGAGCGACTCCTCCTGCTCGATGCCCGAGACCAGGACGAGCGGCAGGGTCGCCTCGTCCTGGCAGAACGAGACGACCTTGTAGCGGACCGAGACCGGCCGGGAGACGACGACGCAGGGCCCGTTCACGATCTCGGGCGGGCTGGGGTGGATCTTTACCGAGCCGGCCGTCGCCTGGCCGAGGAGCGTGACCAGGTAGTCGGCGACCGGCTTTCGGCTCCATGTCACGCGAAGACGATCCGCAGGTAGGGCGCGATCATGGCCTCGGTATCGGGGTCCTTCGGGCCCACGCGGACGATACCCATCTCGCCCCACCCGATCGTCCCGTCGACCGAGTCCCGCCGGCGGTAGAGCCGGGCCGCCTCGTACTGAGCGGCGGTGAACAGCGGGTCGGGGAGATAACCGGGCGCTCCGGGCGTCGTCCATTGCGGGTCGCATCTCATCTGGTAGTAGGCGATGGCAGCCGCTAGCGCGGTCGTTACGACGCCGTCGTCGCCCACGTCGTCGCCGATGCGGAGCAGGCTCTTCACGTCCGCGATCACCGGCCAGGCGGCCGCCATCGTCCTACCGTCCCCGGGCCTAGCTCGGGGCCTTCTTGGTCGCGCCCTGCGCCTTCTCCGGGCCCGAGCCCGCCTCAGCCGGCTCGGCTTCCGCCTCGGCCGGAGCCGGGATGGTGGTGCCGGCGTCGATCTTGGCTAACGCCGTCGGGTAGCGGCCGAGCACGGGGGCGGCGTAGCCCCACACGCCCAGGCGAATGGCCGAAGGGCCGAGCACCTCCTCGTAGCGGAAGTTGAAGGTGGAGCTCTCCAGCAGGATCAGGTCGTCGGCCTTGGCCACGTAGAGGTGGTTGTCGACCGCCGCCCAGGAGGGGATGACGGCGAGCCCGACCACCATCCCGGCGACGTGGCCGTAAATTATTGCGTCGCCCAGGCCGTACGCGTTCACGGGACCGTGCTCGCCGGTCACCACCAGCGGCCGGCCCTGCTGGTCCTTCTGCTTCGACATGTAGGCCCAGGCGCCCTCCGAGCAGAACACGACCTTCGGCGGAGCCTTGCGGTGCTTGCGGACGCTCGCCCCGGCGTCGATGAAGGCGTCGAACAGGTTGGCGTAGACCGGAGCCGTGCCCGGGTAGGTGATGGTGGCCGACAGCCCGGTGGCCGCCTCGAAGGCGTTGACGACGGCCTGCTCGATCAATTCGTTATAGGCCCCCATCGTGTCCTGGAAGACCAGGGCGTCGATGGCCGGGTTGCTCCCGTCGACCAGCTGCCGACTTACGTCGACCTTGCCGGTGTAGGTCACGGGCGAGGTGGTGATCAGGTTGGCGTTGAACGAGCCGTCGGCCGGGGCCGCGCCCTCGGAGGCCTGGGCCGCAGGAGCGGCGCCGGGCGTGACCTGCTTGCCGATGTTGATGGGGTTGGCGTCGGTGATGCCGATGCGCCGCAGCGTGTCGGCCCAGGGCCGGGCGCCGTGCTGCAGGGCGGCGAACTCCTCGAATAACCAAGAGGGTGGGATGACGCCCGCGCCCGTCCCCGTCGTGCCCATGGCCCGCATCTGCTGGTTGTGGCGCTCGATGCGGGTCCGGCAGTCGGGGTCGGCGTCGAGCTGGGCGTGGAGCAGGTCCCGGAAGAACACGGCCCGGTCGGGCCCGCCGTCGCGGCGATAGACCGACTCCTCGCTCCGGACGGCGACGAGCGAGGTCGACGCCGAGCGGGCGGTGAGCTCGGGGATGTCGGTCAGGGCGGTGACGGTCGCCGCCTTGCGGTCCTCCACCTCCCGGAGTTGCACGATGCGCTCGCCGAGGGGCTCCATCTCCGAGCGCAGCCCGTCGAGCAGGGCGACCTCGCGCTCGTCGGGGTCGCGGCCCTCGTCGTTACAGCGGTTCAGGATCGAGTCGTAGTTGTTGAACAGTTGCTGGTAGTCGGCTCCGAGCTTCTCCAGGAGTCGGTTCGCCATGGCAGTCTCTCCCTCGTAGTCGGGGGCGCGTCCAGGGCGCGGCGACGCAGGACCGATGGCCCTGAGCCGGTTCAGCGCTGGACGGTTCGGCCTGTCGCGTTAGCTGGACGCCGGCCGGTTCGCCACGGGGAGGTTCGGCTGCCAGTCGAGCGGACACTAGCGCGACGGCGGAGCTCCGGGCGCGGACCGGCCTCGGCAGGTGAAGGGGGAGGGACCGGCCCGCGACCGGATGGTGCCCAGGGGGGGAAGGGAACCGGGCGTGACTCTACGCGCTCAACCGACCACCTCGACGACCAGGGCGATGGGACCGTAGAGGGTGTCGGCGTCGGCCCTGAGGGTCAGGTTGCCGCTGACCGACCGGCAGCGGAGGGCGAAGGTGACCGTACCGGCCCCGGCGATTCCGAGCCGGCGAGCGATGCGGGCCGGCCAGCCGAGGGAGCGGTCGCCGTGCATGTGGCCGAGGGCGTGGTCGGCCCCGAAGGCGTTGACGAGAAACAGCGCCTCGCCGCCGGAGGTGTCGGTGAAGTCGACCTCGGGGGCGTCCATGGTGACCCGGCAGACCGTTCCGACGCCGGCGAAGACGACGTCGACGCTCGCCACCGTGACCGTCGCCCCGTTGGCCACCGTGACCGGGGCGGCCTGCTCGACGTAGCCGAGGATGATGTCGCCGATGGGGTTCCAGCGCTGGCCGTCGTGGTAGGCGGGATGCTGGCCGCCGGAGGCGTCGGTGACCGTCCCGAGCAGCGGGAAGGCGAGCAGCCCGGCCGGCGAGCTCACGAGACGAGGATCCGGAGCCGCTCCCGCTCCCGCTCGTACTCCGGCATGCGGATCCGGGCCCGGAGGCCGAGGACCTTGGCGTCGGTATAGACCGGCTCATGGGTCAGGGCGACGTGATCGAGGTGAGCGGCCGTGCGCTCGACCACGCCGTCGTCGGCTCGCCGGCTCCCGCCGCCTCGAGCGTCGAAGCCGATGGAGAGACCGGTCACCTCGCCGGCCCGGACGAGCTTCAGGGCGTCCTCGGCCCGGGAGGTGTCATACAGCGACCACGACCCGTACAGGCCGTCGGGCTGCTCGGCCAGCGTCGTCGTCTTCCCGATGGGATGGCCGCCCCGCATGCGGTCGTCGTGGGCGTCGAAGAGCCGAATGTGGCCGATGGTGCCGTTGCCGACCTGGCGGCTGAAGACGCCCGGCAGGAACCGCTCCCGGAACTGGCCGACGTCGGCCACCACGCCGTAGGGGACGGCCCGGCCGTAGAGGGTCCGGCCGTCGCCGGTCGAGCGGACCTCCATAACGAGCTCGAAGGTCCGGGTCTGGAAGCCGAGCGCCCCGTCCGGTAGCCAGTCCCGCTCCCGGGAACGGCCCGAACCGGCCGTTCCCTGGTACATCATCGTCGGGCCGCCGCCGATGCCGGGATGGGCCGCCGCCATCCGCTTGGCCGCGGCCATGGCCTCGACCTTGGCCGAGTCCGGGATGTCGGCCTGGTTGATCCGGCTCATGGCGTTGTTGATATGGGCCGCGTCCGGCTTGCCGCTGGCGTCTTTGACCGGGAAATAGCGATGGGCCCCGTCGGTCTTGCCGTCCGTCTTGGTCCCGCCCGGGGCGATGTAGAGGAAGGCCGAGTCGGGCAGGTCGTTGATGTAGGCCGCCGTCCAGGTGTCCCGGAGCTCCATCCCGGCCTGCATGTTGGCCGCCGCCATGGCCGACAGCGGCCCCGAGCGTCGCCTCCGGACGACCTCCAGCAGCTCGGTGGGCGACATCTGTCGGGATACTTGCATCAGGTCCCCTTTCCGTTCGACGAGCCGACCGGCTCGGGCGACATGGGAGCCGGGAGCGTCTCGCCCGTCGGTGGCGGATTCGGAGCCGGCGGACCGCCGGCGATGGGTTGGCCGAGCGGCGGCGTCGGAGCCGGCTCGGCCGGCTCGGGCAGGCCCCGGTCGATCCGCTCCTGGGCGACGGAGGCGTCGACCTCGGCCTGGGCGATCTCCATCGGGTCCAGGTTCTGCTTCGCCCGGACCTCGTCGACCATGAGCCAGGCCGAGGTCGGGCCGGGACCGCCGAGGGCCATCTGATAGGCCTGGAAGAGCGAGAGGGTATCGGTCCGCAGGCTGGCCGTGAGGTCCCACTCGGCCCGCTGGCCCCGGGGCAGCCAGTCGATCGAGATGGCCTCCTCGAGCAGCCGGGTCCAGGGGGCGACGGCGTCGTTGCGGGCCTGGACTTCTTCCATCTCTGAGTTCTTGTAGGTCATGCCGGCCACCGAGGCTCCGAGCTTGGAGGGCGGGATGCCCCACATGAGGGCCGTCTGGATGAGGCCGAACTGCCGGCTCTCGATCATCTGGCTGTCGACCGGCCGGTAGGCGAGCGGCGTGAAGTCGGTGAGCTCGTTCAAAACGGCCGGCGTCGGC